TGGCGCAGAATGCATTAGCGATCCATATAAATATACATCTGGCGAGTCGTCTAACAGCCAGTTGTCACTGTTTGACGCCAAATCAGGTACTTTAGCAAAGTACAACAGCTCCAGCGTGTAGTCCGCATCTGGCGTCGGATAGAAGTTAAACTGCCCATCTGCATGAGCGTAATACTCAGGCCGACCAGCCATATCCTCAGCGCCAGCACGTTTATCCGCCATAGCGTCTCGAGATATTAAATTAACAACGGTTGTGCCAGTGCCTTGTATGCTCATACGGATCGTCTCCATCCAATCGGCTGGCACTTGCGAGTATTGATCACCGGCATCTATCGTTGCAGTTGATCGAGTCTCCATCTTGTAGTGCCGAATATCGCGATTGATCTGCGACTCCGCCAACTGAATGAACGTCGGTATAACTGCCGTTAGATCGCTGCGATTAAGATAATCGGCGACTGTCGATTGCAGTGTGCTGTAGTTTGTTATTGTCATGGCATCATCGTCCCTAGTAATCCCTGTCTTGATTTTTGTAATAAACGTCTATATTCCGCTTCGCTCATATTAGCCGCGTTGCCTTGCAATCCAATGTATGCAGATTTGCCGCCAACGCTAGGAAGCCCAGCCCATATGTTAGCACCAGCACGTTGTGCCGCCTCAATAGGCACACTTGGATCTTTTAGTAATTCTCCCATTGATCGGTCTGGACGCTTCTCTTCCAATATAAGAAACTCAGCCATTTTGCGTTGATTTTCTTCCGAGAACTTGTCTTTCATCGGATCAAGACCAGCGCGAACAGCTAACGGTAATAATTCGTTAGGCATAATTTGAAACTGGCCCAAAGCGCCACTACTAAATGGCGTTGCCCCGGCAACCTTTCCAACTCTTGAGGCCTGCATAATAGACAAATTTTGTAATTGAGATAAAGCATTGCTTAGTTCATTTCCAGCGCCCTGCAATGCAGTTGGATTGCCGCCAAAGGACTCAACGTCCATAACGCCTTGCATTAATGGATCAAGCGCTTCAGTTGGTGGCAATGATGAAAATGAATCACCGCGTCTGGTATATCGAACGTCATTCGCCAACTTTGAATTGTAATTGTTGGCTAAAATGTTTTCCGCTCGACGCACATACTCTGGGCCAGCTTCTTCAGCTTTTTCCATAGTTCCGCTTCTAATGTAAGCATCAACGTGCTTGCCAGTCAGTCCAACATCTTTTTGCAGCTTTATTGCAGCCTTAATCTTTTGATCCATCCCGGACAAAGATCGCTCTTGCTTCGTGACCGGCATCCCAATCATGTCAAACAATTTTTTAAATGATGTAACTGCCATAATTATCCTTAAGCTCCGAAGAACGATCCTATCATCTCAAAAAGAGATTTTTCTTTATCTGTAGCATACTTTGCTTTGTAGTCAGGAACATAATTTCTAATTGTTTGCCCAGACCTATCGCTAACTTCTTTTGGAATGTATGCGCTATTATCAGGAATAAATCCATGCTTCCTACCTAAATCCTCAAGTGCATTAAACGTATCAATGCTTCCAGTAGCGGCTCCTCTTACCATAGACTTGCCGTATTCGCCAACAGTCGGCAAAAATGGCCTTTGATCGCCTTTGACTTGAGATAAGTCCATGCCAACTAATGGATCGCCTTGGAAGTCTTGATTTAGCAATCCAGCAGTTGGTGGTGCAACAACTCCGCCTCCAGCAAACATTCTTCTGTTTAAATTCTTTTCTCTGATCGTCATTAAGTCATCAATTAATTCTTGATCAACTTTTTGAGACATATTTGGATCTTTTGTGTTTGTTATAATTGCTTTTCTTGCTTGATTTATAGTTAACGGTTGAGGCGGAGTCGTAATATCTGGATTATTGTCGCCAGTTTTTCTTCCACTTGTAATTTTAAATGCATCTCGAAACATTTCCTCCATTGAGTATGAAGTATCAAGTGATGCTTCTTCGCCCTCTTTTGCTGCAATTTCATGAGTATATCCACTGTTGTCTCGATTATATACAACAGGCTTTTCTGGATCAGTTCTAAACATACTGCGACCAGCGCGATATAACTCAGGCCCAACAAGCCTTGGATCATTAACTGCTGCAATTACTTGATCTGGATTTGGAAAACCTGACTCTTGAACAGGTTTTAATTTCATAGCTTTGTATACCGCTTTCCTTATTTCTCCAATATTTGCAAAACCGTTTACGCCCATAACTTGATTTTCAAAGTCAGGATGATTAATGCCAAGGAAAGGCGGCCTTCCTTTACCACCTTTGTAGTATCTTCTAACACCTTCATCAAATAACTTTGCCATCGCTGGAGTAATTGGCCTATCTTTAATTTCTTGAATTAAATTTTGAACAATTGGCGTAGCAAAGTTAGTAGCTTCATCACCCATGTTTACATACATAGCTAATGGAGCGTTTCCGGTTTCTTGGGCAAGCAGTCCAGCTCTTGTTTGAACTGGAGTTGCGCCACCTATATTTGATCGCCAACCCGGATTATTTCCAAGTTGATTTGTGTAAACAAAATCAGCGCCTGCCTCTGATTTGACATTTGTTGGAACGCCTCCAATCATATTAGAAGTTCCGTGGAGACTCTTATCTCCCATTATTGGCATAAGCGTATCGCCAATTTTTAAATCTTCAGCCTTAATAATGTTTCTTTTTAAATCTGTCTCAACAAAGTTAGTTTTAAATTCATTTGACTCTGCAATTTTTTCTCTTTCATCAAAGTAAGGATTATTTTTCCTTGCTTCTTTGTATCTTTTTGTTGCTCCATCTATTATATTTTTTTGCATGACAAAACTTGGATCTTTTGCAAGCGCAGAATCTAAAAATCCAGTGTCTATCAGACGTTGTATCGACACATCGCCATCTAATAATTTTAGCAATCCTTTTGTAGCCTTTACTATTTTTCCCACTACGCTATCCCTATTCGTACTTAATTAAGTCGAGCAGGCCTCGACTTTTTAAATAGTCAAAACCACTTTTAGTAATATCTTTTTGAGATAAATTTCCTTGCCCTTTATTGAGGGCAGCTTTGATTAAGTCTTGAACATATGGCAAATCAGAAACTTTATTTTGCCGATTCATCCATGCCACTTCGTCTGGATCGAGGATTCTATTAATTTTCATCCTGTCAGATATCGTCCAGTCTCCAGCAACATTGGCATTTGTATTGTAATTGTACGTTCCGCCAAATGGAATTTGATCTTTAATTTCCGCCGTTTTTAAATCTATATTTCCTTTATTAGTTAACTTAGCCCTCATCATAGCTTCGTTATACCAATCGTAATCATCTGGTACTAATACCTCTCCCCAGACTTGATTATTTGGACGAAAATCCGGCTTACCTTGCGGCGGATTCATTAATTTTTTACCAATGTGCAAAGCAAATGGATTTGCTCCAGAATGAATGCCCGGACGGAAAGCAAGACCCGGTTTCCCTTTTCCTCCGCTCAATTTAGCATCAACTCTTCCTGCTTGGTTTGGACTCATATATTGAGCATACGACCAATCATCTTTAACAAATGGCTTATCTGCGCCAACAAACAATGGATAAAACTCGCTGTCACGTTTTTGATCAAGCAGCTTGTACACTTTTCTAGTATTTTGCGGCTCATCAATCAACGCGCCTTCTAGGTTCATCCATTTATTGTTACGGACTGCATCCTCTGCAACTTCTTTGGGGACATTATATTTTTTAATTAATGCATCGACGACATCTTGCGCCTTACTCATATATTTAAGTAAACCTGTAATCTTGCCCACTACGCTATCCCTCGCAAGTTACGCCTGATTGGATCGCCCCAGCTCGATGCCTGATTCTGATATCCAACTGCCAAGTAGCGCATTGCATCTGCGCCATGTGATGTCCAGTCATGCCGAGGCCTGCCTCGCCACGTTCTGCCCTTTTCGTCAAAGTCTCGTTGGTATTGCCGCAATGCCTCGATGCCTCGATTGCACTTAGTCTCATCGAACCAGCATCGCCCGAGCATGGATCGCACTGCCTGTATTCCATCATCGACCATTAGCTTTGGTGCTATTGTCACGGGCCTTATCCCTAGCGAATCCAACGTTTCGAGCCGAGACTTGCCAGTTCCCAGCTCTTTGACCTGCACGTCATGCGGTAGGACGTGCGACTCATAAACATAATCCTTGTCTTGCAACACTTTGGCGTAATGATCAAGTCCAACGCCAGAGCTTTCGTAGTAGTCGATCAGCCTGACCTCGGCTCCAACGTGTTGTGCGAACCAGATCGAGGTCGAATCCCCGATGCCTAAGTCCCACGCTGTAACGACTCCAACGGCTCTATCATATGGAACTGCGGCAATCCGTCCAGTATTTGTTACTTCCTTCATCTCGGTGCCATAATAAGCGCCAGCGATTGCAGCCTCGAAGCTGCACTCAAACTCTTGCTCGTATCGATCCTCGCCCATTGTCTTGAGCGCGGCGTCCAGCTCATCGCCCGGCAATATGCCAGTATCGCTGGCCTTATGCACCGCCGAGTACCACGTCGGATCATTGCGCGATGCGTCAAATATCTCCCAGAATTCGTTCTTGCCTTTCGGCGTTCCGATAAACGTTGCGCGGCCCTGACGATCTGCGATCGCTGGTCGAATGACTGTCGACCATGCGTTCGCTGGGAAGTCAGCTGGCTCATCCAGCACCACCGAGTCAAAGTACAGTCCTCGCATCGAGTCAGCTGTCTCGGCACCAAACAATCGTATGCGAGCGCCATTGGGAAAATCAATGCGCAGCTCGGACTCATTGATCTTGATGCCCGGTATATTAACCGTGAACTCCTTGCAGTAATCCCACGCTACGGCCTTAGACTGCCGATAGGTCGGCGCAATGTACGCCACTCGGACGTTGGGCCGGTTA